TGTTGCGATCACTAATAAAGATGGTGATCAGATCTACTGGGCACGAGTGATCGAGTCGAATACAACTCGAAACATTCCTATGACACAGTATCAGATACCAGTGGATGTATTGAACACGTATAGAAAGAAAGAGATAGTATTCTTTTTGATTCCTGATGGTGGTTCCAATGGTATCTCTGATGGTCAGAGTATTACATTCAGTGCTAATGGTAATGCATATAAGAATAATGCATCAGTTGAGAACAACTGGGTGTTCTTCACCAACCACCTTATGAATCCTGATAAGAGGAACAAGGTTAAGTATCATGGAAACCATGAGCAGTGGTGGGAAGATCTTCATGGATCAGATAGTGATGAAGATTACAATGACTTCAAGGTCTCCTATCGTGTTGCATGGGTTGGTAGTGAGTGGTTGTATGAAGGCATTGCATGTTATGTCTTTGGTGAAGACGCACCACCACCGATCATGATTCCTATCACAGTTAGAGAGAACTGTCAGGATCCATTGTTCAATAAGATCTTCCGTGATGGAATGGTTATGCGTTCTGAGTGTGGTCCTAGGACACCACCCAATAGTGGTACCACTAACACACAATCTTTGACGGGTAAATGTAGTGGTGAGTATACTCATAGCACTAGAAGAACTCAAAAGATTAAGGCACAACGTAATGCTAACCTATCTTTGAAAGCATTTGGTAGTATCATTAGATCACCAGAGATTGAGGACCTGAGATTCAAATATAGATTGTATAAAAATAATACTATTATTATTGAAGACTCTATACTGGTTGGTGACTGGCCAATTGTTGGTTCTACTCTGGGAGAATTCTCTGTATCAAAGGGTGATACGATTAAGTTCCAGATTGCTACAATACAAAGAGGACCACGGTCTGGTCTTGCCTCATTAGGATTCGCTATCTTCGATCGTGATGACCAGGTATTTGAAAAACCATGGAACATGGATCTAGGAACTTCACCTATCACTGGTGAGGTAGAGAGACGATCTATCGTTACCTCTGAGACTCCTAGAACAGATAACAATGGTCGTATCAAACGGATGAGTATTCGTCTCTGGGATCAGCAGAACAAAGCATGGTCAAAGAAAGTTACTGTCTGGGACAACGGTCAACTCAATACCAATGGTTCTAATGGTCAGGACGTTGACTGGAATGATGTGTACTATGCAGGTGAAGAATGGTATGAATCGGGTGGTAACGAAGGATTCTATGAGGGTGGTAGCAGAAATCGTAGAGGAGTTATCATGAGTAGTAACATCGATAGTAAAGGAGCATTCGTTGACTCACCTATCGTTTCTGATAACCGTGGTATCTTCTACAACAATCTGTTCGAGCATGGTAGAGGGTTCCTATGTAAACCAGCAGAGAATGTGAGAGGTGACCTGAGTAGGTACGCTCACATGTCTAACACTCATGGATTCGTGGGGTGGTTTGCTAACTCTGGTATCACTGATGATCTATTCTTAGAAGCAGTCGAAGACTTTGATGACTACTATGCAAAAGGTATCAATGATGCTGGTACTCAGAGCAACTATCCTAGGGGGGTTGCAGTATCAAGCAATGGGCAGTATAGTAAGATGTCCTTTATGCATGATTATGTATTAGGTGAATTTGATTCTGAGGAATCATTCCAGGATGGTAGTACCTCTCGTCCAGAAGCCAAAGTTCGTATTGCTTTCTGGCCTTACACTACAAAGTCAAATGATTCTGACTCATCAGAACCTAGATTTGGTAACGCTATCTACTGGGCAGTTGGTGTTGAGTTGTTTGATCTGCTAGATAGAGGTACATCCTATGCAGCAGGGCAATCTTTTGATCTGACTTGGCCTCCAATTCAGAAGCAGAAGGATACCTATGGTGATGCTAATGATTTGGGTAACCCGACGCCATTCTATCCTAGGGATAAGAATACAGGTGTTGACCTACCTAATAGAATCAATAGCGCAACTATTGGTAACGATATATCAGATAGGTATGAGAATACCTATGCTCCTAAGGAAGTTATCTATCAGGAGTCCCATAACAGAGACTCCAATCTATGGTTCATGTGTCAGAGTGACCGTAAGGTTAAACGTATCAGATTTAAAATTGAAATTGAGGAAGTTGAATGAGTAAAGGATTTAGTGAGAGGAATACTGATCGATCCATTGTCGATGGTGTTAAGAAACTCACAGGACTACAAAAGATTCTACGTAAGTATCCTGATGATCCTACGGGTCGTAAGAAGATGCTTAAACAGTGGAAGAAGTATCACTACGGATGGATGGGTGAAATGGATCGCCTTGAACAATCCGCTGATAGTCTAGAAAATATTCCATTGGCACTCGAAGAACTCAAAGAGGTGATGCCTGACATGCCCACAGAACCTGTCGAGATCAATCAAGTGCCCACTGAGCAGCAGATCCAGACGATCCGAAATGCTATTGGTAAGGACTGAGGGTTGACAGAGGTTGGAGAACCTGCTATACTTTCTAGGTAATCCACACGGTTGTGTTGTTCCTCTAACCAAACTGGCACAAGGGAAACAGTTTTCAACAATGTGGTATTATAAATAAAGCGGACTGTGCTTAACAGTCTGTAACAAACGCAGACACGTCGAGTCTGCTATCATCTGTGGGTTCAACTCCACAAGTAAAATAGGTATTAAAACAAAATGATCAAATCTGTATTCGCAGCAACCGCTGCCCTTTCTGTCTCTGCTGGTGCCGCTTTCGCTGGACCTTACGTTAACGTCGAAGCCAATGCTGGTTGGACGGGTTCGGAGTACAACGGCGTTGGAACTGACCTTCACCTGGGTTATGAAGGTGCTCTTGGCGAGTCTGCTTCCTACTACGTGCAGGGTGGCGCTACTCTGGTCAGTCCTGATGGTGGCGAAACCGAAACCGTTCCTTCTGGTAAGGCAGGTGTTGGCGTCGGTTTGACCGATGCTCTCGGTGCATATGGTGAAGTCTCCTTCGTGGGTTCAGGCGATGCTGACATCGACCGTGGATACGGTGCTAAGTTGGGTTTGAAGTATTCCTTCTGATCTTCAAGATAACTTGATGCTATATAGGGGGAGCAATGCTCCCCTTTTTTAATCTTTATTCATAATTATCATGGCAAATTCTCCTGGTGGTACAGTAATCTACACAAGACCTGGGTGTCCTTACTGCACCAAGATCAAAGAGGTTTACAAGATGCGTGGGTGGTCGTATACTGAACAGGTACTTGACCAGAACTTCACCCGCACTCAATTCAAATCTGAATTCGGACAAGGTGCTACCTTCCCACAGGTTCTGATCAATGGTCGAACCATCGGTGGATGTACCGAAGCGATCAAATACCTTCGTGAAAACAACCTAATCTAATGAACGACATCAATGACTATGAACTTTATGAAATCATAGAGAGGTCTATCGACCTTGCTATGATGGAGAACAAGTTTGTATTCAAAATGTATCCCTACCTACAATCAAACCAGTGGACTAGGCGACAGACTAATGTCTTTATCGAGTCCACGACTGCTGCTAACCTTAGTTTTACAGTGTTAGAGTTGGAAGACTACATCAAGGGAGGTGACAAGCAACTACGTGAAGCATACGGTCATCTTCCTAAACCAAAAGCACGTAAGATTAAGGACTATCTGTACAGTATTCTTGATGATGCATGGAGGTACCATGCAGAGCGAAAACCAGGTCGTAAACTGGGGAGTAAGATCAAGAAGAACAAGACTAAATAATGTTACCTAGGGAGAACGACCATGGCAGATGCATCATTTCTTTACATCGCTTTCTTCCTAACGGTCGGAAGTTTTGCATTGGGTTTCCTTGTATCATGGAACTTGAAGCACGTCTTTGACACTTGGTCAGACCAAGCAGAGTATGCTAAGATCGTTATGCATCCTGAGATGTATGATGAGGATGGACAGTTATCAGACCAACCTCTCTACTACTTGCGCTTCCACGAGGAAGATGATATGATGTATGATGAAGACGATTGAGGTCTAATGATCCTTGTTGATATGAATCAGGTTTGCATCAGCAACCTGATGGTGTCCCTCACAAGTACAGATTCCAAAGTAAGTGAACGTCTAGTTCGCCATATGGTCTTGAATTCTTTACGGTTCTATCGTAACAAGTTCACTAAAACATATGGCGAACTTGTTCTTTGCTATGACAGTAAGCACTACTGGCGTCGTAAAGAGTTCTCTTACTACAAAGGTACTCGTAAGAGGGACAGAGAGAAGTCCGCTCTCGATTGGAATGAGATCTTTGAGGTTCTTAATCACATCCGTGATGAGATCCGAGAGTTTCTTCCCTACAAAGTTATTGAAGTTGATGGTGCCGAGGCAGATGATGTCATCGCGACACTTGTGAAAGACCAAGCACACAGAAACATTAGGTTGCAGAACAGTATGCAACCACCACAGAAGGTACTCATCCTCAGTGGAGATAAAGACTTTCAACAACTGCAACGGTATAAGTTTGTTGATCAGTTCAATCCTGTACAGAAAAAGTTTGTTGAATGTCTAGACCCTAAGAAGTATCTCCTTGAACATATTATCAAGGGTGATCGGGGTGATGGTATTCCTAACTACCTATCTGATGATGACACCTTTGTTGCTGGTAAGAGGCAACGTCCACTATCCAAAGTCAAACTTGCTAAGTGGGTTGAGTTAGCACCTGAACAGTTCTGTGATGAGGTTACAACACTGAACTACGAACGCAATCGTAAACTAATTGACTTCGACTACATACCTGAGGAGGTTAACGCTAACATCATAAATACGTTTGAGACTGTTCCGACTCCAAGCAGGGGTCAGATGTATGTTTACTTTGGTAGACATGAGTTGAACGAAATGCTAGACCACATTACTGATTTTTGAAATGAAATTGCTTATCTCTGAGATCCTACAAAAGGCACACAACGCTAAGACTAAGGCAGAAAAGATTAAGATCCTGCAAGAAAACAATTCACCAGCGTTGCGTATGATCTTGATCATCAACTATGATGATTCTGTTGTGTCCCTCATGCCAGAAGGTGTACCACCATTCAATAAGAATGAGGCACCTGTTGGTACTGAGCACACTAATCTGATTCATGAATCACGATTGCTTCATCACTTCTTCAAGGGTGGGTCTGATGTCCCTTCCATCCGTCGTGAGAGGATGTTTATTCAAATGCTAGAAGGATTGCATCCTGACGAGGCAGAGGTACTGATCAAAGCAAAGGATAAGATCCTTGGCAAACGTTTCAAAGTCACTAAGGCATGTGTGCAAGAAGCATTCCCTGAGATCCAGTGGGGTGGACGTTCTTGAAAATCTTACATGAAGACTGTGATCCATCTCTTGCATTAGACAAGAGTCTCCCCTATACTGCATACATTATCGAGTACCTGGTGGATGACATCAGTCACTATGATATTGCAGTCGGTAATAAAGTCTCGGAGATGTTTGATCATTATTATGACAAGCATAAGAAAGACTTTGTGACCATCACACAAACCGAAGGCAGAGCAAATCCAAAACTATGGGGTGCTCAACAGGCAACACCTCCTAAGAAACCAAAGAAATGAGTAAGTCCATGTATACATTTGAGTTGGATCGTAACAAAGATACTGAGCAGGAGAGTGACGAGTCGAAGCACCTTGCTCTCGTAACTCTTACTGCTATCACTGGTATCATCTTTGCTCCCTTTTTAGTCTGGGTAGCATGGAATGTAACGATGCCTGCATTGTTTGGACTACCTGCTATCGGTTACATCAAGTCTGTCGGTCTGTATATTTTAGCGCGAGTATTATTTAAATGAAACCACAAGTATGTTTTATCTCTGCAACTCCTGATGCAGAGAAAACTATTGGATACATTGCCCGAGTAAGTAATCCTAACAACCAGGATAACCCAAAGGTTGCTGGACTATTGAAGTATTGTATTCAACATGGACACTGGTCTGTGTTCGAGCAAGCATCAATGACTCTGCAAATTGAAACGACCCGAGGTCTGGGCGCTCAGATCCTGAGGCACCGTTCATTCTGCTTCCAAGAGTTTTCACAACGGTATGCTGACTCGTCTGCACTAGGTGATAAGATTGCCTTGCCTGAGTTGCGTCGTCAGGATGATAAGAATCGTCAGAATAGTATTGATGATGTAGATCCATTCTTGATTCAGAAGTATGAGATCCTCATGCAGGATCACTTCAAGCATGGTATGGAACTATATCAAAATATGCTTGATGATGGTATTGCAAAGGAGTGTGCTCGTTTTGTATTACCTTTGGCGGTAGGGACTAAACTTTACATGACAGGAAATCTCAGGTCATGGATCCATTACATCAATCTGCGTACCTCTAACGGTACTCAGAAGGAGCACATGGAGATTGCAGAACTCTGCAAGCGTCACTTCAAGTGCAAG